CTACCGGGCTAGCGGGTTCAGCGTGCGTCCCTCCCGAGAATTAAATTAACCACGTTCTACCGCCCGCGCCATTTCAAGGCGCGGGCACGCAACGAAACCAGGGGCGAAAAAAATGAAACCATGTTATTTGTTTAATTTGCACTATCTCAGCGGAAGACTTAAACGCCCCGGCCGGCCGCTGAGATTTTGAAGAAGCTATGAAAGAGAATATTAAAGCCGGAGAAATAGTTTGGATCCCAGATCTGAAAACAAGGGGTCAAGTGCTGAACACCGATAGGAGTCCCAAGATCCTCCTTCGGATAGTAACACCGGATAAGGACGAGCCAGGGACCCGCCGTCACGCCGTTACGATTCGGACGACCGACCAGCTCGAACCAATACCTGAAAGCGATAGGGAGGCGGCCGCAATCGAATTCTATCAAACGCAAATGGAGCTCATCGCCGAATTCGCCGGCCTAAAGGCGATCAGCGTCCAGAGATACTGCGCGAATGTCTCCGATCCGATCACCGTTGAGAATCGGGCTCAGAGGTACGCCGGATACCTCGACGCATTCGTGGAGATGCAAAGGTTTATAGAAACGATGACTAATGAAAGAATGGGCCGCCGCTTCGTCTTCCGGTGGTTTGCCGCAAGGGATAAGGACGGCGAGCTGGCCATCTTCGATCAGCGGCCGAAGATGAAAGATGAGGAATGGTGGAGCCGTACCGGAGAGCTTGCAATCCGCCACCTGCAGGAAGGAAAGCTGCCTGGTCTAAAGCCCGGCCAATGCGCTCCGGTGCTCGTCACCGTAGAGATGATTACGGAGGACAAACTATGAATAGCGTCGAAACGATAAAGACGTTTGTGGATCTGGTTGCCAGAATGCGCCACGCCCAGAAACAATACTTTTTCCACCAGACGACGGACAACCTGCTCTTCGCAAAGGATCTAGAGAAACAGGTGGACGGATTCATCGAAGACTACCAACAACTAAGACTATTCTAACAATGGATGCTACCTACAACTTTCTCAAGAAATTCAAGCTATACGATGTATGTACTGGCGACGTATCGCGGGACTATCTGGAATATGTGCACTTCGTCAATGGATACGCATATGCTAGCGATGCCCATATAATCGTCCGCGTTCCACTTTCAGTCTGCACGGCTTTCGATGAAGATGAGTATAAGAAACTCGATGGGTTTTCCATCCAGGCTCCGCTACTAAAGATGCTGATGCAATACGAGGTGGTAAATATAGAAGATGGAGACAATCTGGATGATAAGGGCGAAATATTCCACTATGTCGAACTGACCGCATCGATGGGAGATAATGAGGTAAAGGTCGTTCTTAAGCGATACGATAATCCGAAGATTCATATCCCGAACTTAGAAGAGGTGATCTCTACCGGCCGTGAGAACGAGGTGCCCATATCATCTATCGGATTCCGTATCAAACTCCTTAAGACGCTGGCCGCAGCGATGGGCCAGGAAATAATCTTCCTACGATTCACAAAGTCAAACGGGAAGATTTACGTCACGCCAGAGGATGAGACCATCGCCGGAACCATCGGTATCATTATGCCGGTGTTCCGTGACGCAGAACTACCATTTGATGAACAGGAATAGATATGAATAAACCTGAAAGGATGCAACGGCCCTGGCTCAATAGGATGCAGCCGCGTGAAGAGGATCGGACGCGCAAGCGCTCCGATGACCTATACCATACCAGCCGCTGGACGAAGCTCAGCGCAGCCCTTCGGAAGACACCGGCCTTCGCTTACTGCGCCGAATGCGCGAAGCAAGGACGATACGTGCCGGCCACCGTAGTGGATCATAAGATCCCCTGGCCAGTCTGCGAGGATTTCTTTAATGTCAATAACCTGCAGCCGCTGTGCGACCGCTGTAACCACGATAAGGGACAAAGGGATAAAGTATTGATTCAAAACTACAAACGAGAACACGCGCAGTGAACAGGGGGGGGGCGGTCAAAATCTCTCAAGCGATTTTTTCCAAGACCACGCCCCCAGGTTTTTTTGCGCGCGTGCAAAATTCGCGATACCCCCATGGTGAATCTTTTTGGTGAAGATAAGGACTTCAAATTCGAGGGTGCCGGCTTCCATACGGAGGATCTCCACCTAGAGCTCGAGCAGGTCAATGAGAACAAGCTCGAGAGCAAGGTCCGTAAGCAATTTTTCCGCAGGACACGCAAGATCGAGAATGATATCGAGGTCATCAAGGGCCTGGTTGAGGCTATCGCCCCGGATGAAGAGCTGCTCCTTATGAGCAGATCGTTCGACAGCCCCGACATCATTATCGCATATGCCGAAGCGATCAGGTCACTATACGTCGCAACGTGGGCCGTAACGCCAGCCGGAATAAGTGCGCTTCAACTGATCTCCGAATCTGCCGAAAAGGTCCACGTCCTCCTGGATAAGACCCACTCGTATAAATGGATTTTCCAGAGCGGCGCAATAGGCATACTAGGGAAAAAGGTCCAGATCACGTTCGCGAGTAACCATAGCAAGTTTATGGCCATAGAATTCAGGGATGGAACCGTCCTGAACGTAACCGGATCTATGAACCTATCAAATAACCCACGCTGGGAGAATATGCGAATCAACCGTAGTCGCGAAGAATACGAGTTTTTGAAAAACTTTGTCGAGACCGTCGGTGGAGATACGCTATGAAGATCCTAGAAATAAAGTCAATATAAACTCATAAAATAAGAAACTACCGATGAAAATAAGAAGGTACCTTCCAATCAAAATTCATAGCGTCGAGCTAGGAATTGGGTACTGGTGGGGCGATAGATTCTACTTCCCCCAAGGACTAAGACTTCCAATCATTATACCGTCATGGTTTCATTTACGCTCGTGCCAGACCCTTTCTGGGAAAGCGATAGGGCACGGCAAGGCGAATAGCTGGGAAAGATTCGAAGAAATTGTAACGAGATGAAAGCGCAATACGAATACGGAACACTCACCCGCGTGCCAATCTCTCTGATCCAGAAAAACACCGGCCAAATCAAAGACCTGCCGGCAAATCCGCGAGAATGGACGGAAGATGACCTCCATCTACTCGCAAAGAGCCTCCAGGAGACACCGGAGCTCTTCAATGCTCGGCCGGTACTGCTCTTCCCGCACGAAGAGATATTCGTAGTGCTCGGCGGAAACTTCCGTTTCGAGGCGGCCGTTTTTCTGAAATGGGAGGCCGTTCCGGCATATATCTATCCGCCGGATACGCCGGTCGAGAAACTGAAAGAAATCGTCATTAAGGATAATGGCAGCTTCGGAAAATGGGAATTCAAGCTGCTCAAAGAGGAATGGGGAGATCTTCCGCTAGACCAGTGGGGAGTCGTCGGATGGGGCGGAGATGAAGACTCGACAGACGCCAAGGAAGAGACCGCCCAGGAAGACGACTTCGACGAATCCCGTGACGCCGTGAAAACCATTTGCAAAGAGGGTGACCTCTGGGGACTCGGTGAACACCGGCTCCTTTGCGGTGACTCCACGGATCCGGAAGAAATCAAAACACTGATGGGGGGGGGGTATAGCAGACCTATGGCTAACGGATCCGCCGTACAACGTAAATGTCGAGAATTCGGACGGAGCCAAGATCAAAAACGACAATATGGCCGATCACGACTTCCGCGAATTCCTGTTCAAGGCATTCTCCGCCGCCGCAACAGCGTTGCGGCCTGGCGCCGCCTGCTACGTATGGATGGGAAGCACGGAGATAGACGCAGCTATCGAGCAATACGAGAAAGCCGGACTCCTATACAAGCAGCTTCTTATCTGGGTGAAAAACGCATTTACCCTCGGAAGACAGGATTATCAATGGAGACACGAAACCTGTATATACGGATGGAAACCAGGTTCCCATTATTTCATAGACAGCCGCAAGGAAACGACGGTGACAGAGGACCGTCCGGATATAGAAAAAATGTCAAAGGCAGAGGCGAAACAGCTGCTCAAAACCATATTCGACGAACAGGCGATATCTACAACAGCTATGCGGTACGACAAGCCCGTCAAGGATACGGAGCACCCGACAATGAAGCCAATACCAATGATCGGCAGGCAGATCCGGAATTCGAGCCGTCGCGGAGATATTGTGCTCGATACGTTTGGTGGATCTGGCACCACCCTTATCGCCTGCGATCAGCTTGGCAGAAAATGCAGAATAATGGAGCTCGATCCGCATTACTGCGATGTGATCATAGCCAGATGGGAGAAACTCACCGGCCTAAAGGCACAAAAGCTGAACTAAGCCAAAGCCGGGGAGTAATTTGGGCAATCAGTATAACCAGGATGGTTGGCAAGCAGTGCTGATTCGTCGCCCCGGCTTTTTTTTGATAACTTTGCTTTATGAGGGGAAGACCAAAGACAACAAACCAAGGTAAGCGGATTCGCGGGACAGACCAAAACGTCCGGATGGATAAGGAGTTTCCGCCCACGCAGCCAATGGCCGTCGAGGACATATCGGCGGACCATCCCGTATTCCCCTTCGATAACCAGGTCCATCAGGTTGAGGGCCTCACGAATGACAGGCAGCGAAGCATATATGTCGCCCGATGCAAGACGCTCGCCGCGATGGGAATAATGGAAGAGGCGTACCAGGAGGCGATGATACTATATGCTGTCTGGCTGGATCTAGCCCTATCATACAGCGCAGAAGCCGCGAAGGGAGGCAGCCGGCCGCTGTATGACAACAACGGACGCGTCACCGGATACGTGAATAACCCATACGTCGGCCTGTTCAAAGAAGCCACCCGGATGGTAAATGAGATCGGCCGAAACTTCGGTTTCAGCCCGATAACCAGGAATAATATCAAGCTAGCAGAAAAGCAGATCAACCCTATGGAGGAGCTCAAGAAGCTGATGGCTGGATGATAGACTATCGAACACGGTTCAGGAACTACGTAAAAAGCGTATCGAGCGGGAAGCGTGAATGTTGCAACTTTGAGCGACTTGCCGTCCAGCGGCATCTTAATGATCTAAAGAATCCTAAATACTACTTCGATGAGGCTGCTGGCCTCAATTTTTGTAATTTTTTCAAGCTGCTAAGGCACTTCAAGGGCGAGAAAGCAACCCAGGAATTCATACTGGATCCGTGGCAGATCTTCTGCACGATGATGATCTTCGGATGGAAGGTAAGGAAGACCGGCTACCGCCGATTCCGCTACGCCGACGTCATTATTCCCAGAAAAAACGGAAAATCGACATATGCGGCCGGCCTGGCCCTGGCCTGTATGATGATAGACGGAGAGATGGGCGCTGAGATCTATTCGGCCGGCACCGACCGCGAACAGGCGTCGGTGGTATGGGGGACAGCGAAGACAATGGCTGAAAAGTCACCGGCAATAGCCCAATTCCTGTGGATCGGAAAGAAAGCTATCGCCATGGAGTCAACGGCATCCAGCTTCAAGCCGCTATCGCGTGAGCTCAAAAACAAGGATGGTAGCAACCCGCATATGGCAGTATGCGACGAGCGGCACGCCTGGACCTCCAATGAAATGTTTGAGGTGCTCAAATCCGGCCTCGGCGCCCGTCGTCAGGCGCTGATATTCACAATCACTACCGCCGGCCGCGACGTCTCGGTACCGTACTTCAAGCAGATGGAATATCTGGCCGACATCCTACGCGGCAAGATTCAGCAGGATAACCAATTTGTGATGATCTTCGCGCCGGACGAGGGGGATGACTGGCGGGAGCCGTCCACCTGGAGGAAGGTGAACCCAGGAATCGGAACGGCCTGCTCCCTGGACTATATCCGTGACGAATGCGCCGAAGCGATCAAGAAAGGCGGGTCAATCGAGGCGAACTTCAAGACAAAGAACCTAAATATCTGGGTCAACGCACCTGATATATGGATCAGTGACGATGCGGTCCGAGCTTGCGCCTACGGTACTGACCGCGCCCAGCTCGTAGGAAAGAAATGCTACGCCGGCCTGGATATCGCTTCGCACGTCGATATAAACGCCCTAGCGCTATTCTTCCCGGAAGAGCCGCACCACCCGGTCCTGATGCACTATTGGCTCCCAGAGGCGAAGATCAACGATCCGGACCGAAAGGACGTAGTGGACTACTGGCAGTGGGCGCAGCAGGGGTGGATCCATTCAATGCCAGGGAATATGCTCGACACCGATATGATGGCAGCTGACATAGCCAAGATCCTCAGACAATACAATATCCAGAATCTGTCATTCGACCCATACAAGGCATATCACGGTATCATTCAGAATCTACAGAAAGACGGCCTGGGCGAGATCCTGGATGAATTCTCGCAAGGCATAAAGACTATGAGCGAGCCAACAAAGAGAGTCGAGGGTATGGTTGTCGGTGGGGAGATGGATCTGATGGGCGACCCCGTTTTGCGCTGGATGTTCGGGAACGTAGTCCTATACCGGGATCCGAATGACAATATCAAGATCCATAAGGGGAAATCCAGGAACAAAATCGATGGGGTGGCCGCTCTGATAAACGCCGTTGGGGGATGGATGAGTAAGACGGCCGATGAAGCCGGCAACCTGATCTATACCTCCCACACCCTCCGAACCGTCCGGATTTAATTCGTTCCATCAATTCCGTAACGGAATAAGGGAAAATATCAAATTGTTCCCTCGAATCCTCGCACGTTGAGGAAACGCGCTTTTCTTGACCTGAGATTTTTCCAAACTTCGCGTAGATGAGTAACCGAAAGTCACTACGCGCAAGGCTTCGCAGCCTGTTCATTGGCCCGATGTCTGAGTACATCGGAGCCTCCTCCGTTAACGATCTGGACTTTGGCGTGACGGTGAATCACGATTCCGCGCTCCGCTTTACGGCCGTATTCGCGGCCATCAAACTTCTCAGCGAAAATATCGCAGCGCTCCCGAAGACCGTGAAGGTAGTGACAGAGCGTGGCGCGATACCGGCGACCGGCCATCCTGTATTCTCACTTCTGCACGGATCTCCGAACGAATATACCGATACGTTCACGTTCTGGTTCCAGATCGTATCGTCGCTTCTGGGCTGGGGAAACGCATACGCAGTGGTCGAATACAAGAAAGGATCCCCGGTGGCGCTGCACCAGGTGAGTCCGGACGTTGTCAAAGTTACATTTGTGAACGGAAAAAAGGCATTCACCGTAAACGACCCAAATCCGGACCGCAAATGGCTGAATAAAACCTACCTGAATTGGGAGATGCTGCATTTTATGTGTTTCTCCCTGGATGGCATCTATGGAATCGACCCGATCACCTGGAATGCTACGGCAATAGGCCGTGGTATCGCCGCCCAGAAGCTCAGTGCTGAATTCTACAAGAAAGGCGGCAACATCAAGGCCGTTCTCGAAACCGACAACGCCCTCGGCGATCAGGCATACGAAGCATTCCTCAAGCACTACAAGGATGCAGCTCAGAACTTCGAGACGCCGCTCCTGGAATACGGAATCAAGTACAAAAATATCAGCATCTCGCCGGTAGCCGCACAGCTTATCAACAGCGAGACGCTCTCCATCCAGGATATCGCCCGGATATTTAGTGTTCCGCCGCACCTCCTGGCGGAGCTCTCCCACGCTACGTTCAGCAACATCGAGCAGCAAAATATCTTCTTCTCGACCTACTCCCTGCGTCCGCTCTGTAAGCGCCTGGAACAGCAGATTGAGAACAAGCTGCTATCCGACGAAAACAAGGAATATTCCGTCAAGTTCGACCTTAAAGGTATGATGCGCGGCGATGACGCGGCCCGCAGCCAATACTACGAGAAAGGTATCAACGCCGGCTGGATGACGCCGAATGAGGCGCGTGAGCTGGAAGAGCTGCCGCTGCTCGATGGACTCGATAAACCCAGGATCCCGCTTAATTACGTGGAGGTGGGAGCCGATAACAATAACAACAATGAAGGGTAAATATTTTCGCTCCAACGTCATCGGCTTCGGTACACCTACAGGGACCATCACCGATACGACGAAAATCAAGGTGACCGGAACGATCGCCTGGTACAAAGACTATAGCGCCGCTGGCGCGGCATATCGCCCGGTGGGTGCTTCTACCTGGACGCACAAAGCCGCCCAGAGCCTAAATGTAAACGTAACAACCCCGAGCCTCAAGCCAGGCGCAACCTACGAGGTGGCGCTTTACCTGAAACGCGGGACGCTCTACGACTATTCTCCCGCTATCGAGGTGACAATCCCTAGCCCTGAGTTCGCAACTCCCGCCGGATCCGTCACTGAGGATAACAAGATCGAGATCACCGGCGCCATCACCTGGGCCGCAAGCTACGACGCCACCGGCGCGGCATATCGCGTCCACGGAACCGAGAACTGGACCAAGGTTGCAGGCAGTGGGCTCGAGGTGGATGTAACAACGCCCGAGCTGACCGCCGACGAGACCTACGACGTGGCAACGTATATGACAATCGGCGAAGACACGTTCTACTCGTCCGCCGTTGAGGTGAACATCCCGGCGCCGACACCCGGCCCCGATCCGGAACCTGAACCGGAGAATAATGAAAACGGAGGGAACTAGGCTATGGATGAAGAAAAGAAACAGGTTATCAACCGCCGCTATATTTCCTGCCCGGAGATCCGCAAGGTAGATCAGGATAGCCGGACCGTGGAATTCGTGGCGTCAGACTCCAGCGTCGACAGCTACAACACCGTCCTGCCTGTTGACAAATGGGATCTGACCCGCTTCGAGAAGAATGGAGTCGTCGGCTATATGCACGACCTGTACGGCGACTCCTGGACCAAGGCCGCAGATCCGGACGACGTGATCGGATACGGCCGCGCCTGGGTCGAAGATGGCAAGCTGATCATCGCCATCACCTTCGAGCCTGCAGATCTGAATCCCCGCGCCGACAAGATCTATCGCAAGATCCAATTCGGCAGCCTGAATGCCGTATCCGTGGGATTCGAGCCTACGGCCCCCGGCCATTGGGGAGATAAGCGTGACGGAGAGGATCCGGACGTGTACTACTACAACGGTCAGAGCCTGCTCGAGGTATCCGTGGTGAATATCCCCGCCAACAGCAACGCCGTCAAGCGCGCTATGGGCGAAGAGATGGAGCAGCACCCGAAGCCTGGTCCCGTCCAGGAACCCGACGAAGAGATGACGCGCGCTCTCCAGGAAACCGAAACACTCAAATCGAAACTTTTAACAGCTGCCAGCGCTTCGCTGCGACTGGCGCAATATAATTCTCAAAATCATGCGTAAATCCGTTGAAATCGCCCGTGAACTCGAGGCGAAAAGAGCGGCCCTGGCCGGTATGACCGACAAGGCCGAAATCGACGCGGCGAATGCAGAAATCGAGCAGCTGATCCGCGAACTCAACTCGGCAGTCGTAAACGAGGCCGCCGAGCGCGCCCTGGCTGCCGCCGCCGCTATCACCCCCAAGCAGATGGAGGAAATCAAGAAATTCTCCATCTCGAAATTCATTCGCGAAGCCCGTTCGGGTAACCTGACCGGCTTCGAGCTCGAGATGAACCAGGAGGGTCTGAGAGAGATGCGTGAATCTGGCCAGACCTCCCAGAACAACGTCGTTATCCCGTCTTGCGTGCTCCGCACCATCGATGTGAACAACGTCTCCACCGCCACCGAGGGCGCCGAATTCGCCCACGTGACGCGTATGTCCTATCTCGAGGGTCTCCGCAACGCCCTTGTCTGCCAGAAGCTCGGCGCTACCTACATTGACAACCTGCAGGGCAACCTGGCAATCGTGAAGGGCGGCTCCGCCTCCGCCTCCTGGTACGCCGAGGCCGCCGAGGCTTCCGTCTCCAAGCTCGCGTTCTTGACGGTCACTATGACCCCGAAGCGCCTCCAGATCATCGCCGGCTACACCAACGACCTGCTCAAGCAGAGCTCGCTCGCCGTGGACCGCATTATCTGGGACGAGCTGCTCCGCGCCCACGCTGGTGCCCTGGACGCCGCCGCTTTCAACGGCTCCGGCACCTCCGGCCAGCCTACCGGTATCCTCGCAACCGATGGCATTGGCGCCGTGGCTATGGGTACGCACGGCGGCGCTCCGACCCGCGCCAAGATCATCGACCTCGAGAGCGAAGTTGCCATCGACAACGCCCTCTTCGGCGCCCTGGCATATGTCACCAACGCGAAGGTGGCCGCCAAGATGAAGAAGACCGAGAGCGTCGCCGGCTATCCCGACTGGCTGCTCGAGGACGGCAAGACCAACGGCTATCCGGTGGTCATCACCAACGCCATTCCGTCCAACCTGACGAAGGGCGATTCGTCCGGCATCTGCTCCGCTATGATCTTCGGTAACTTCAACGAGCTGCTGATTGGTCAGTGGGGTGGTCTCGATATGCTGATCGACCCGTACACCAGCAAGGGCAAGGCCATTATCGAGGTATCCGCTATGGCATACCACGACATCCTGGTCCGCCGTCCCGAGGCGTTCTCCGCCGTCAAGGATCTGCTCACTACTTAGAAGCATCACATGAAATTCATAGGTTAAGTTGATTTGTTCAGAAGTGGATATGGATACGAATTACAATAAGAAGCCGCTTGTGGAGCTCGTAGAACTGAAACGCAATCTTCGGATCGATGCTGGCGTTGAGGTTTTCGATGCTGACCTGGCCACGAAGCTGCGTGCCGCGATCGCCGCTGCTGGCAGCTTTATTGGACGGGACCTTATGCAGGTTCCTGTGTATTCGTATCCATACGCCGCTTCGTTTGAGCTTGCCATCGACCCGGCCGTCATCGTCAAAAGCGTGGCCGTTGGCGAAGACAATCTCAATCCGTCCGACTGGACCTATGCGGATGGTGTGATGAAGCTATCCGGAGAATTCTCTGACGACAAGACGGTGACCGTTGAAACGGCATACAAGGAGGATATCGTGGCGGCCGTGCTGATGCACGCATCTTCGCTATGGATGAATCCCGCAGACGCCGTGGAGCAGTTGCCGAAATCATCTACGAACCTGCTGAGACAATATCGAAGGTATCATGGCCGATAAGGTAGATATTGGACGCTTCGATGAAATCGTTGAGCTTCTCGAATGCCATACCACCCGTGGTACGCGTGGCGAGAAGATCGAGACGTATGTGCCGGAAAGGAAGACCGTGGCGCACGTCGAGCCCGCTACGAGCGAGACCGACGCCGACAGCAACATCTATTCTGGCCGTTCGATCGTAGTGTCTATGTATGCCGTACCGGAAATGTCGACCAGGTGGCGGATTGCGTGGCGCGGGACGCCATACAATATCAAGACCATCGACACCATCGACAGGCTCTCCCCATTTGTCAGGGTATATGCCCAGGAGGTGATGAAATGAGCACCGTAGAAGGCGCGGACGCCATCACCGCTATGTTCGCAAAGATGCCCAAAGAGATGCAGGCTGAGACGAAAAGGTCGATGCGTGCATCCGCACGCGTCTGGCTCACAAAGATGCGCGCCGCAGTTCCGGCCGAACACCCGCAGTGGAAAGCATTTTCCAAGGTGAGCGTTCGTAGCAAAAAGGGGATCGTTTCCTGCCTGGTGGGTTTCTTTGGCCCCGCCGAGGTGCACTTCGAGTGGATGAAAGCCTACTGGTACACCTACGGAACGCTCCTACGGCGTGACCCGTCGCACAAGTTCGACAATCCGATCCGCCGCCGTAAGCGTCGCAACAATTTGGGCCAGAAAGCCAATAACTGGTTCGACCCCGCGACCGCCGGCGCGGAACAGGATATCGTAGATCATACTATCAGGGACCTAGAAAACTACATTGACAGACTATGACGCAGACCATCGGAGCAAAGCTGACGGAAATCCTTTCGGACATAGCTCTCATTTTTGAGAACCAGGCCGGAAGCGAAGATATGCCGTACATCGTCTACACGCTAGACCTGGAACCGACATACTGTAAGGATGGAATCAGCAAACTCTCAGGGACGCTTATGCTGTATATCTATGCGGGGGATGCAGAAACGGCAATCTCGCTGAAAGATTCGGCCATCGAAGCCATCGCCGAAAATATGCAAGGTGGCGGGTATCGCTCGAGGCTACGGTCTGCGACCTCGGACGATAATGACGGAATCTACTCGCAGACGCTCGAATATTTTATTGCACAACTATCATAATTATGGCAACTGCAGAACACACTGGCTATAATACCATCTTGAAGGTGGCCGAAGGATCCGACACTAAAAAGGGATTCGTTGGCGTGACGTCCGATAACTACGCCCGCCAGGCGAACGTGAAGACCAGTATCACGAAGACAGATGCTGGCAAGAAACGGGTCAAGGCCGTGAGCGTGGATGACACGTTCACCGTTTCGGGCGTATGCGGAAACGACTCTACGCTCATCTCCCGCTTCGACGCTATGCAGCTCGTGGGCAAGAAAGTGAACTTTGAGTATCTGATCTCCGAATCCACCGCCGGTGGCGGCGGTAGCGTAACGGGCGTCGCCCTGGTGACCGGCTACAGCGAAGACACCCCGGCTGATCCGGAGTCCGATCCCTCCTACTCCCTGAACCTCCAGGTGGATGGTGATACGACATTTACCGCCGCTCAGTAACGATGGAAAAGCGCTTCGTCAATATCGGCGGGCAGAAGCTCCGCGTTGAGGTAAACTGGAACGCCGTCGAGGAATTCGCACGGCTGAAAGGCGTACCCATCTATGACGTCCTGTCGCTCGACCTCCGGGACGGCGACAACTTGAAGGTTATGATGACAGCCGCAATCAAGGAGGGTGAGCGCCTCGAAGGGCGAGAATTCACCAAGACTCCCGTTGAGGTAGGTGAGATCGTGACCATTTCGGCGATCAAAGTATTCCTGGATGTGTACCAGGATCACTTTGTGGGCACGAATGCCGAGGGCGCAGCGGCGCCCGCCGATGGCGAAGACGCAAAAAAAAAGCCTGGAGCTACCGGGAGCTGAAAGGCATAGGGCTGGGCCCGATGAGGATATCGCCCATTGAATGGGGTATCATCCGGCCGGCCGACTTTTTCCTGGCTATGCGCGCACACTTCGAGGACCGGCGCGCCCAGGATGAATATTTGTTCGGGCTCGTGAGGGCTGCCGCCGCGAAGATTGTACTGCCATTTATCAGCGCGAAGAGCAGACCCGCGAGCCTTGATAAATTCTGGCCGAGCCCATTCCGCGAAGAGGAAGGGACGGCCGCCCCGCAAATGACAGCCGAAGAAAGGGCCAGATCCATACAGCGGCTGCTTGAAAAATTAAACTTGGAAGACGATGGCGAAGAAGAACCTCAAGGTTAACATAACGGCCGACGCCTCCGGCCTGCAGAAAGAGACGAAAAAGGCGCAATCTTCCGTCCAGCGCTTTACGAGCGCCGCGACGAAGAGCCTGACCCGTGTTGCCGCCGGATTCGCCTCGATCGGTATGGTCATCAAGGGCCTGTCTTCCGCGTTCCGGACGATATCTGAATTCCAATCCGCAAACTCTAAGCTGGCGGCCGTCCTGGGCACGACAACAAAGTCTATCAAGGGCCTGACAGATGCCGCCCTTGACCTGGGTCGCCGGACGATGTACACAGCATCCCAGGTGACGGAGCTGCAGACGGAGCTCGCAAAACTAGGATTTAATGAAAGCGAGATCCGCGCTATGCAGGAGCCGGTCCTGAAATTCGCCGCCGCCGTGGGCACCGACCTGGCAAGCGCTGCGGCCCGAGCTGGCGCAACAATGCGCGGGTTCGGCCTGACGGCGGAAGAAACGGGCGAGATGCTGGCCACGATGGCGGTATCCACCTCGAAATCCGCCCTGTCATTCGGATACCTGGACGAATCCCTGGGTAAGCTCGTGCCGGTAACCAAATCCGTCGGACTGGACGTGAAGGCCACCATATCGCTGCTGGGAACGCTGGCGAATGCCGGTATTGACAGCAGCAGCGCCACTACCGCCCTACGAAACACCGTGATTGAGCTGGCAAACGCAGAAAGCAAGCTATCCAAAGAAATCGGCTCTCAGCCCAGGACGATGGATGAGCTACTCAAGGCGCTGGCCAATCTCCGGGACCGCAACCTATCCGTGGCGGAAGCATCCGACCTGGTTGGCAAGCGCGCTGCACCGGCTTTCCTGGCCCTGATCAACGGCGCGGAATCCTGCAAGACGCTCTACACCGAGCTCCAGAACGTCAATACTGAGCTCGACAGGATGTATGAGACGATGACCAACAACGTCGAAGGATCCGTCAATAAGCTGAAATCCGCCTGGGAGGGATTTGTCCTGTCATTGAAAGAATCGGAGGGGCCGCTCAAATGGGTGGTTGACAGGCTGACCGACCTGGTGCAGCTGATGGCCCTTGGCGTCTCCGGGTATAAGTCCGCCAAGATTGATGAAAAGATCGAGGCGAAGAAGCGCGAATGGCAGGACGCTGGCATGACGCCGGAAGAGATGCAGACCGAAGTGGAATACCGGCAAAACCGGATAGACCGCGCAAAGGAACGTGGAGCGTCGAGGAAAGAGATAAAGGCCCTGGTGGAGGAGATGCTCATAGCATTCAACGCTATGCAGGGGCTTACGAAGGAGCCTCCCATCACCGGGGGAACCGGCGGTGGAGGTGGCGGCGGGAAGGGCAATCCGGCAGGCCCTGCCGCAACGGAAAAGCGCGATTGGGCGAAAGAGGCACGCGAATACGCTACCGAGCTGGCCCAGATCCAGGAATATGATGATGAGATGTCGGATGTCGCCGCAGAGATGTACGATGAATTCAAGCGTCTCCATCCTGAGATAGATGCGACCACCGAGGGCATCGTGAACTTCGGTTTACAGGCAGTCATGGCCTTTGAGAAGGCAGAGCGGGCCAACGCTGAGATGGTGGAGGAATACGAGCGGCAGGCTCAAATCATGGAACAGGTATCGGAGGACCTGACGCAAATGATTCGTGGCGCATTCTCCGACCTGGCCATAAACATGGGGTCCTTCCTGGGTGATGCGATGACCGGTGACATGGATGCAGCGGCCGCAGACCTGAAGGCCGGCATGCTCAATACCCTGGGTGATCTCGCCCAGCAGGTCGGTGAGCTGGCGATATCGACAGGTATGGCCGTGGCGGGAATCAAGGCATCTCTCGAATCCATGAATCCCTATGTGGCGATAGCGGCCGGCGCCGCGCTGGTCGCCCTCGGCGCTGCTGTCAAGACCGCCGCCGGAAATATTTCGAGGGGGGCATCCTACGGGACGGGCGTGTCGACATCTTCCTACATATCCCAGGGCACCGGCGACTATACGGCCAGGGAAATCCAGATCAAGGTGACCGGCCGACTGATCGGACAGGGATCCACCCTGATTGGCGTCATAGACAGTGAGAACAACCGCGTAGAGCATACGACCTGACAATGGCATACAATACAAGATTTTTCTTCCGATTTGAATCCTATGCTGGCAGGGAATTCCGGATCAACATCAAACAGGATGGATACACCGGATCCGCTGTCCAGCGCCCGCTCGGAGCATCACCGACGCTCAGGCGTGACGATGCCGACAATGGGATTCGCGGCACGTCACTGGAGATCATTGCAGAATGCGCTACGGACAATGAGTTCGCCACTCTCTACACATCGGATGCCCGCAAATTCTATGTCGAGCTGGTCGATGTGTCTACGAGCGCCGTCATCTGGGATGGGTTTGTGTCACCCGAATTGTATGCCGCTCCGGAGATCGCACCGCCATACGACGTGCAGATCACGGCAGTGGATGGCCTGGGCGAGCTGAAGCGCCAGAAGTTCCCGGCAGGCGGCCGGAAAACGATTCTCGCCCACCTTCAGACGATCTTAGGGTATGCCGGATTGAGTGCCGGAACATCCGATATCATCATTATTGATTCGCTGCATTGCACGACGCCATCGGTGGCCGCTGCCGGTCTGCTCGGGTCTATCACCGTGGACCTCGATCACCTTGTGGCTGAAGACATGAATTGCTATGATGCACTGGAAGCCATCCTCCGGACGCTCAATCTTACGATCACCCGCATATCATCCAAAAGATGGCTGATTATGCGTGAGTCGGATGTTGAGGTGCAATCCTCCGCCGTCGCCGCGATGACCGCCGCCGGATCCATCGTATCACTGCCTGTACCACAATACGGATCTATGATGGTCAGCGATTGGTGGCCCGTCGGAAACATGGCCAACGAGATAGAGCCGGCAAAAAAGCAACTGTCAACGGCATTGGCTTATGCCATGCGGGATTCCATGCTGAATGACGGCGATATGGAGGATTCATCTGCATGGACTACGCAGCTTGTGAGGTTTGATAACGGCTGGGCGAAGATGAGAGGAGATTCCATCAACCGTCTCCCGGCCACTCTCTCTCAGAGCATCAACGTGTCGCAGCATGGCGGGCCGCTGCAGCTCTCGATTGCTTCACTTCATGCTGTTGCAAGGATATTTCCTTCTGATTCGGATGTCAAGGCGTCCGTTGAGGTAAAACTGCAGGCGTCCGGCGAAACGCAGTATTTGCAGAAGTCGGCCGGCGATTGTTTGTCATGGACAACGAGGGAGAAGGATTTCAGTTTTGTCACACCGCTGTCTGTCGCTTCGTCGCCGCTTTGGCCAGACAGGGGAGGGGTGACGGAAACGACCTGGTTCATCCCTGAGATCCCCGCTGCAGGTGTCCTTACTGTCACTATCAAACTCGGATACAGCGGCAGTCAAGATTATTCAATCTGGATCGATCATATCCACCTGCTGCAGACGGCGCCATACGGGTACATGGATACCGTTGTCCTTGATAATGACGCGAGGGGCAAACTTGATGAATTCATCCATGTATTCGGCGATTCGCCGTACACCCCGAATGCACTTGCCAACATCAGGAATATCGTAAGCACATCTGGCGGCACTGTCGTTGAGGAATGGGCCACCGCACAGTTCGAGGGGGAATTACTCTCGGTCATGGCGATGGACCGCGCACTGGCGGCTGCGCTCCCGAGGCTCTGGGCGAAAGGTACGATTCATGTCCCGACCAGCGCCGTTCTTCCATTCGCCATGGTGAGTCCGGACGATCTGCCGATGATCATCAAAAGGGCGTCATGGAAACTGCTCGAGGATGAAATAGATCTGGATCTCCTGTCGATCCCGGCGGCCGAGGTAGAAATCGATTCAGAAACCATCACTGAGATGACAGGATCCGAGGCGGCGGCAGCGGGAGGCTCCGGCAGCTCTTCTGGTGGTGGATCCAGCGGATCTTCGGGCGGTGGCTCCGGTTCCATTTACAACTATTTCGAGGATGTTGAGGTAGATGGCGAGCGTGTAGGAATCAAATCGCTGCACGATATCAATATCATCCAGGAGGAAGCGGATGAGCAGGAAGGCACCCCGGAGGTGTTAAAGAATATATCTGAGGTCCTTCGCCACCTCTCGCTGCAGGTGCTGAATCCCGGGACGGTCAACGCAAAGACCATCCTCGTCTCGGATATCACCTTTGCATCGATGAAGAACCTCGTGTCCGGCGGCATCGACGACGGCGGCGACACGCCGACTGGCGGCAGCATCGCCACCCTTGCGGATGTCACGCTGTCGGGCCTTGCGACTGGCGACACGCTGGTCTACAACAATACGAGCAACCACTGGGAGAACAAACCCTTGCTGCTGGCAAACCTTGGTGACGTGGACGGCACGCCGACCAACGGCCAGACGCTGATCTACGATTCCATCAGCGGCAAGTGGAAGCCTGGCAGTGGCGGTGGAGGCGGCACGCTTTCGAGTGTTGGCCTCTCAATGCCGACGGGATTTTCCGTCTCCGGATCTCCGCTGACGGCCAACGGGACAATCACCGTGTCCTTTACATCTGGCTATGGCCTGGTGACGACCGCCGAGCGAAACAACTTCCACACCCATAGCAATAAATCCGTCCTCGACGATATCACTTCCACCAAGGTCTCGAACTGGGATTCGGCGTACAGCAATATCGGGAAGGCAAGCTATGACGCAAACGGCAATGCCCTCGCCACGCAGACCTGGGTGAACAATAAGGGGTACATCACATCCTCTGCCATCAGCGACATGGCGACGAAAACTTGGGTGGTCCAGCAGAACTACATAACGTCGAGCGACCTGTCCGGCTATGCCACCCAGACCTGGGTGAATAATAAGAACTATACGACGCTTGCGGCGGTCGAAGCCTACCTCGAGGATGAGGGGTATGCTACAGAGACGTGGGTGACAAACAAGGGCTATCTGACGTCTATTTCCGTCAACAGCAGTGATACAACCATCGGCACGTCTCTTACAACCATCGCCACCGTGCAGGGCACGGCTATCAAGGCGAAGATTGCGAGCTACCTGCTGACGTCGGACTTCACGGCAGCGAACATCAGGGACACCCTCAGCACGACTGCCGTGAACCGTGCCACCGCAGACGCGAGCGGCAATACTATCACAAGCAGCTATCTCCGTAAGGACACCGACGACACGATGTCGGCCAACCTGACTATCGGTGCCCAGACATCAACATCGACGGCCAAGAAACTGACAATCTACGGGCGCACCAGCTCGTCGTACCCCACTCTCGTAATCGTTGGCGTTGCAAACGACACGACGCGCTACACGACGAACATCTGGCGTGATGACACCTACCTCCAGATAGGGTCTTCCGTCTATATGACTGGCAACCTCGTAACGACTGGCAACCAGATTTCCGGCAACGCCTCCGACCGTCGCCTCAAGGACGATATCCGTGACATCAAGCTCGACGAAGCAGAGGAGATGCTGGCCGCCCTGCACCCCGTGTCGTTCCGCTGGAACGAGAAGGCCGGGGAACTGTCGGATGGTCAACTCACGGGCGTGTCCCGTGGTTTCATCGCCGACGAGTTGCTGGCGCAGATGCCGAATGCCGGCCGCAAAATGTGGGGCGAATACGATGCCATCTACTATGAGCAGGTGATCCCGTACCTCGTGGCGGGTTGGCAGCAACAGAATCTACGCATTCGCATCCTCGAGGGGGATATGCGGATTGTCCGCGCAGAGAACGAATCATTGAGAAGGAGGCTCAGACTCTATGAGCAACAGTAACGGCATCATTACGCGGCCCGTGCTGCTGACACCCAGCGGCGGCGACCTGGCGCAAGTGTTCGGCGTGGTCTATAATAATGTCAAGGACTACATCGACAACGCTGATATCAACCCCTTTGCAAAGTACAAAGCAGTCATCAACGCCACAAAATTAGATACGGGCGAGAGCGCAACGGAGGCGCCGAACTATTGGCAAGCCTCAGATGGAAAATGCGGTTTCTCGATCCCATCGAGTACAAGCACCAACAGCAGCCCTTCACTATCTACGAGCGCCTGGTATAAGCTGCTCAACTCGCAGATGCTGTGGTCGTACAACAGGCCCAACGGAACTCTGTCAACGCAGCCTTACCGTCAGAACGACTTTGATGGATACGATCACAATGCTCCGCGTCCTGTTGTTGGGTCGGCAGACAGCATTATGCTCGGATCCGACGGAACTCTGACGGTGAGGATTGAGATGAACAGAGGCAACTCCCGCAGCATTCAGCTCTCAGATCTCTCGATAAACAATACATCACTCAATAACTGGTACATCGGTGTTCTGGTGTACCTGTCCAATTCGCAGTACACCTTCAAGACAGGGGGAAGAATCAGCGACAATGATGGCGATACGGTTGTGTTCTCCAATATGACGGCTTATGCGGGTCGTACCGTGAAGATTGTGCCTTTCCTCGCATCTGGCCAGCTTTCGCAAGGATCCGGATCTTCGAGCGTGACGGTGGTATCCTGCGATGTTGCACCAAAGAATGTGTCGATCAGGGCATACAGTACAGGCATCCGAGTAGATCTTTCAGCTCAGTGGGCCGATATCTTCCATGTACGCTGCGAATACTCCTGCAACCTTATCAACGAATCCTCGGCCAGCAAGACGGTCACGAATATGGTCATCGCGCTGTATCGGGACAACACCGCCCTGGCAACGAAGACCGTTGCATCGCAGACTATTCCGGCCGGCAGCAGCAACCTCACGTCTGGCATTCTGGTGAACAACGATGCCTACGATGAGAGCGCCTATTACCATGTGACCGTTACCTCTGATGGCAGCGTAGCCACGGGCGATGCTGAGGTTAATGAATATAGAACATAAAAACAAAAAGGTATGAAAAAGAAAGACATCGTTACACTTTGCAACGGCGGATTCCTCGCCGCCACGGGCCACAGCCTCCCCGTCGAACACTTCTACAAGTTCCACAAGTTCAAACGTGACGTGGCTAAGGCGAACCGCGCCATCGGCAGTGCACAGACCGACCTTATGCGTGACTGCGGTATCGACCCGGCCAAGTTCGACGAGGCATCGTCGGAGGCGCTGGAACGCTTCAACGCTGCCAACAACGCAATGATCCAGGAGGATGCCGGCGTTGAGGTCAAGGCCCGCATCCCAATGGAGTGCTACAAGGAGTTCTACGACGAAAACCGCACCCAGCGTGGCGACATCCTCGCCGACATTGACGTTGAGGCGCTGGTCATCGACAATCTGTTTACGGAACCTAACGAAGACACCGGGGAGGGTGATGACGATGAATGAGCCCATCAAACTCCTACGAGCAACGACGAAGAGCATCGGCCTGAACATAACCACCAGGGCCGGCGACCCCGTTAATCTGACAGGGGCACAGCTTCTCGTTACGGTGAGCCGGGATGCCACCGGTGACATATTCAAGATGGAGCACGAAATCGTCGGCGACAACAATAATATCATCCACTTCTTCTGGGATCCGAAGGATCAGAAAGAATGCGGCCAGTACACTATAGACGTTCGTGGAAACTTTGGCACAAATGACATACGCCGGACCAACTGGCACGGCCCCTACGGTATTGAGCTCGTAGAATACGCCTATCAGTGCTCAGAGGCTCATATCGATGGTCTTGACGTTGAGGAAATAGAGCTGGAAGGCATCCTGGTCGCCGGATACCAGGATATTTCCGGAAAGGCCGATAAGGTTGTCGGTGCCACGCCCGGGAACTTCCCAACGCTCGACGAGGATGGTAACCTGCAGGATAGCGGGAAATGTCCCACCGACTTCGATCCTTCCGGATCTGCTTCCGCTGCCGAGACGGCCGCCAAGACCTACGCCGACGGCCTGATCGAGGCGCTGGATGCTACGGAGTCGCAGAGCGCCGGCACCGACG